AGATATGTCAGAACATGTCAAAATCCTTTCGCGTATCAGACCGGCAGGTGTATCGCTACATCGACGCGGCCTGGGAGCGGATTAAGGCCGTTAACGAAGTTGAGCTATCCGAACACAAGCGCCGGGCAGTGGCCGCACACTATCAGATGTTGCGCGAGGCCAAGACGGTAAAGGAGAAGTCAATCGTCTGGGCGGCGCTGTCCCGGCTGCTGGGGCTGGACGCGCCGAAGGCGGTGGAGATAGGCGGGCCGGGCGGCGAAGCCTTACGGGTGATTATTGAGTACGAAGACGCGGGATATACGGATAACCATCCCACGCCCGCTTGATTGGCAGCAGCAAGTCATGGATGAGGCGCGGCGGTTCAACGTTCTCAGCATCGGCCGTCGGGCCGGTAAGACGGAACTCGGTATGATTCTATGCGCCCGGCCTGAAACGCTACGCCATCCCGTCGGCTGGTTCGCGCCCAACTACAAGGACATGATTGAGGTATGGCGCTCCATCTCTCAGCGGTTCGCGCCGATTGTCGCAAGGCAGTCAGGCAGCGAACGGCGGTTAGAATTCGTCACCGGCGGCGTGCTGGAGTTCTGGAGCCTGGACAACCCGCAAGCGGGGCGCGGCCGTAAATACAAGCAGGTGATAGTTGATGAGGCCGCGTTCGTGCCGACGCTGTACGATTCTTGGAGCTACGCCATACGGCCGACGCTGGCCGACATGGAGGGGAGTGCGTGGTTCCTGAGCACACCGAAGGGGCGCAACGGCTTCTGGAAGCTATGGCAATATGGCAACGATGAGCACGAACCGGATTGGGCAAGCTGGCAAATGCCTAGCGAAGTCAACCCGCTTATCCCGCGCACAGAACTCGAAGCCATGCGGCGGCAACTGCCTGAGCGCGTCGCGGCGCAGGAACTTGACGCAATGTTTCTCGAAGACGCTGGCGGCGTATTTCGCAACGTCATGGCGTGCGCCACGGCCGAAGCGCATGGGCAAGCCATACCCGGCCATGAATACATATTTGGCGTAGACTGGGCCATGTCGAAAGACTTCACCGTGTTTACCGTATTCGACGTGGCAGAGCGGGCGCTAGTGTGGGTAGACCGGTTCAATCAGATTGACTACCCGATGCAAGCGGCGCGGCTAAAGGCGCTGGCGCAACGGTTCAAGCCGTCGCAGATAGTGGCCGAAAGTAACGCGATGGGGCTGCCGATTATCCAGCAGCTTGCCAATGACGGCTTGCCGATGGCAACGTTTAACACGACCAGCGGTACAAAGGACGCGGCTATCAGAGATCTGGCACTCGCGTTCGAAAAAGGCGACATTCGCATCATCCCCGACCCGGCGCTGATTAACGAACTACAAAGCTATGAAGTGCTGCGGGTAGGGCAGAACGGCGTACCTGTTTACGGCGCACCTGAAGGAATGCACGATGACATGGTGATGAGCGCCGCGATTGGGTGGACTAGACTGGCAAGCGCGTGGCTTGCATGGTAGAGGTGTAATTATGGCAGGAATTGGTTTGTTTATGGGGGATGAGCGGGCAGTCAAGGCGACGCACATCCCCATTGAATTCGAGGACTATATCAACGGGCTACGGGGGCGGGCGCAAGGCGTGACGGCCTGGGATTCGCCGTGGTTCCGTTCGGTTATTCACAAGCGGGCCAACGCGGTGCGCGCCATTCCCCGGCGCTTGACGCGGGGGGAGGTGGAGATAGAAGAACGCGAATTCGACGGTCAGCTAGGCAAGCCGCGCATCGAATTTAGACGCTTGCTAGAACAGGGCAGCACGGCGCTCGACTTGTACGGGGCCATGTATCTGGCCGACGTTCGAACGGCCGGCCGCAAGCCGCTGGAGGTGCGCTGGCTTGACCCGCGTACGATTAAGCTACGCTATGATAAGGCGACGGGTAAGCTGTTGGGGTTTGAACGTTGGCTAAACGGGCAGATCGTACAGTTTTACGTTTACGACGAAACAACGCGCCGCGCTCCCGGTATTGCGTGGGCATGGACGGCGGGCATGAATGAGACAGGGCCGGGCGACACGCTGGCGGCCGCTTGTGACCTTCCGGCTAAAACGCTTGTCATGGCCGACGAACTCATGCGCGGATTGTACAGCCGGGGCGCCATCAATCAGCATTGGGTAACGGCCAACTACAATCCGCCCGAGGCGGAAAAGGAACGCCTGCGCGAGCGTATCCGCCGCTTCATGTTCGGCGGCGTGGATAATGCCCACAATATCGAAGTCTTTAGCGACGGCCTGGCGGTCACGAAAGTCGGAACCGACCCCAACGCCCTAGAGTTAGGCCCGACGGCCGACCGCTTGCAGAATGACATCTGCTCCGTCTGCGACACGCCGCGCATCCTGCTCAACGCCGCCGACGCCAGCAACCGGGCGACGATTGACAGGATAACGCAGACGTGGTTATTGACGACCATCGCCCCGCATGCCCAGCAGATCATCGACGCGCTCAACTTTCACGTGCTGGCCGACCTGGGCTATGAGTTGGAACTGAACACGGCCGGTATGGACGTTGACCAGTCAGAGGAAGCGGAGAAGGCGCAAGCCTGGGCAGTGTACGTCGACCACGACGTGAACCCTGAGACGGCCGCCGAGATGCTGGGTATCGACATTCCTGAAGGCATGGAGTTCATTGACCAGGCGAAGGTAGCAGAGCGGCAAGCGGCCGCGCAATCGCGCATGGACGCGCTACGCCAGGCGCAGGCGGGGCAAGGTATGAACACGCAGGCCCAGCCGGATAAACGGCGCACAGACGAAATTAAGCGGCTTGGAGAGCATATTAAGACAGGTTCCTACCTCGTCAAGCCGTTCAAGTCGGACGTGTTGAGCAGCGCCGACATCGAGGCGGCTATCATCGCGGCCGAGTGGGAGGCTTACCCCTGATGCCCGCTATCATCGCGTTAGTGCCACCGGACGCGACGAAAGCGCCCCGGCGTATGGATAGCACGCCGCTCAATCCGAAAGGGCGCGAATTGCGCCGGATGGAGAGGGAAGGAACAGAGCGCATCCACGCCGCGCTAGAGAAGTGGGGGCGCTCCCTGTTCCGTGGCGTAACGGCTGAAACAGTCGCGCTCATCACGGCGCGGCTGGATGACCCTGAGTACAGCAAGCCGCTACGGGATGTGCTGATTGCCTTCCTTCAGGACACGGCCAATGCGGGCGCTGAGTTCGGCCGCAAGCAGGTAGAGCAGGTGTTCATGGGCGTGAAGCGCACGCCGGTGCTCGACGCGGGGGCGGTGGACTGGACGGCCGCCAACCTTGAGGCGCTGGAATGGGCGCTGGAGTATGGGTATCAACTCATCAAGGGCATAACCGACGCGACGCGCCTACAGATAGCGAACGAAATACGCTACTTCATCGACAACAGCATCACCATCAACCAGTTACGCGATAGGCTGATGGAGAGCAACCTATTTAGCCTAGTCAGGGCCGAATCAATCGCCATAACGGAAGTTACACGAGCCTACCAGCAAGGTTCGTTAGCGGCATGGCGCAGGTCTGGCGTAGTTCAGGGCAAGGAAGTTCAAACGGCGACCGATGAATTAGTCTGTCCTATTTGCGCCCCTAAGAGTGGTAAGGTGTTTCGGCTGGATGACCCGCGAGGCGATGCCCCGTTTCATCCTCGTTGCCGTTGCTGGAGCACGCCTGTAGTTATCGGGGATGACGCCGAATTCAGCGAAGAGGTGCTATAGTGGCAAGCATAACCGTAACCGGCCTGGACAAAGTAGCGCACAAGCTCAAGACAGTTGAGCAAATCGCGCTGCACCTCGGCCCGCCGATGGATAAGTCGCTTATGCACTTGCAGCGGCGCATGGCACGCTACCCCAAGAAGTCACCCGGCGCGTTCGCACGGCTAGCGACACCAGCACAGAAGCGGGCATACTGGGCAAAGGTACGCAGCGGCGAGATAAGCACCGCTAAGGATGGCGGCTACCGGCGCACCGGCACATTGGGGCGCAAGTGGTCAACGAAGATACACAAGCGGCCAACCGGCATGACG